GCTCTAGTCTTAGCATTTGATTGCGGTTTATCTACTACAACCCAACAATTACCATAAATACTAGCGTTCATTTGAACTTCTCGCATTACAGTATTAAAGTTTCTGCCATCTAGGTCAGCATCTTCTATGAATGAAGCTAATTGTGGGTCACCATCTAAATCGCCATAATCTCTTGTAGGTGGTACTCGCCATAAAAAACTAGTGTATATTTGCACAACATTCTTACAATGATTGTCTACTGGTGTATGCCTTATTCTAGCATCATATTCTTCTGGAGTTTCTAAAATGTATCTGTGTAAGTAATAACCATTTTTGTAATCATTACCGCCCAGATAACTTCTTATGTAAAATTCCCAATTAGATATATTTGAGTGCCATAAATCATGTTTGCTATGCAGAAATTCTTTCATTAACTCCACCTCTTAGGAGGGCTTGCAACAAAATTCCGTCTAAGTGGGAAATTAAACTCAACTAAATAACCAAGAGCATCATTCATGTGGTCATATCCACTATCCTTATCTGGTATATGTGTTCCCTCTTTGTATATCTGTCTTTCTATGCTTTTTATTACATTTTTGCAAGAATTTAGAATAAACAGATTGTTTTTACCATTCACATTTTTAAGTTTTGAATTAACTGAGTTAATCCTATCCCTCACAAGAGGTGCTGTATTTCTACATTTTACATCAAATCCTGCATTTTTCAATATACTTATATCAGTAAATCCACCTGCTGACGTTTTTCTTTGTCTAGCACTAGGGTCTGGGTAAACTATTATCTGTTTATTTTTGTATCTATTCCTTATTTCATCACACATTTCTTGAGTATTTGATGAATATATTTGTATCTCATCAACAACTATTATTGTCTGATTAATCACATAACAAACTACAGCAGTCATAGGGTCTACGTTAAAGTCTAAACCAATATGAAAAACTGGGTATTCTTTATCAAACTTATCAATAATATTTTTTTGTCTATCAAAGTTATAATAAATCATCCCAGAATAATTAACAAAAGTTGCTTCATACTCTTGTTGGAATGTTCTTATATCTAGGTCTTGCTTGGCTTGCTCTACTTCTTCATCACTTACATTACCACCCTCTAAGGTTGTATATTTGAATGATGACCAATCTTTATTTGTTTCACTTAGCTTATAAAGCTCATATGACCAGTTTCCAAAACCTCTAGGGCTTCCGCAGAATAGAGCATGACCCTCTTTGTCTGAAAGTGTAGGTCTAAGCACCTCAAACCATGCTTCTTTGTGTATATCTGCAAATTCATCTAAAACAATAAAATCTAAGCCAACACCTCTTAATGACTGCTCATTATCTGCACCTCTAAGAGTTATCTTTGAATTATTTCTTAATGTTATGGTTAAATCGCTATTATTTATGTTCTTTACCCATTTATGTTCTATTAATTTGTCTTTAAGCTCACTCCAACAAATAGCTTTAGCTTGCCTATAACTAGGTGCAACATACCAAACTCTTTTGTTAGGCTGACTTGCAAACTTAGCTAATTCATTAATAGCTAAATAGGTTTTACCAAATCTTCTACCTGTTATTAATACTCTAAATCTTGATTTATCTGTAATGACTTCTTTTTGAGGTATTGATAATGCCATTAAGCTGTACACTCTCCATCGTTAGATTGGCAGAAATAACCTTGTTGGTCAAAAACCCAATCTTGTTGGCTTTCCACATAGTTTTTTAAATTGTTAAGCTGTCTTGCTTTATTAAAAAAACCATAGTCTCCTCGATGTTTATGATTGTTTTCTAAATCAAGCCACCATTGAAACTTGTCTGGAAACTCTTTGCACAACATTGCAAGATGTTCTTCAGACTTCAAAAAGCAACCATCACAATTACCATACATAGTTTTATTTCTTACTACTGGTAAATTTAACTTAAATTTTTGTTGTTTCCAAAAATCATCAATCTCTTTTGATGTAACTAAGGCTTGGTTTAAAGGAAACCATCTAGTAAAAACATCTTTTTTTTCTGGTCTAGCTAATCTATCTTGCTCATCATATCTTATACCAACTGCATTTTTCCAAGATTTCCAGCCAACATCTAAAGGATTTTTTAAATATCTTTTCGCAGTTTTAATTTTTAATTCAACTGTGCAAAACCTTATTAACACATTAGGTAATATTTTTTTAGACACAATCAACTTTTCAAAAGGTTCGCCATTTCGACTAGCTGAATTATGATTCACTTCTTTGTAAGTGACTTTGCCATCTACAATATCATACTCTAGCCAAATAACATTCACATTCCATCTCTCAGAACATTGTTGAATAAAATCTAAAGTTTGCTCCATCTCACGACCAGTATTAGTAAAAATAACTTTTGCATTACTAGGTAATCCATTATTAGCTTCTAATATCTTGTAAAGCATATATGCTGAGGTGCGACCACCACTAAAACTTATCTGCACATTATCATTTGGAATTATATATTGAATTTTATTCATTAATCATAAGACCATTGCAAAGGTTCTTCAGTTTCGTTTTCTTCAAACCTATCTTTCTGACCTAAAATGTTCTTTCCTAAGAATATCTGCATAGTAACATTACCTGCTTCTGCTGAATCCCATTGTAGCTGTCTTAGCCTAGTTTTTCCTTTAGCTCTTCCTTTTGTAATATATTCGGAATAACTCTTTCTAATAAGGCTTTCATCACATCCATAAAAATCAGCTATTTCTACGTTAGTACATCCATAAGATGCTAGTTTTAAAACTTCTTCTGTATCGATATTATACTTTTTTGGTCTTGCCATATCCACTTACCCATGTGTTCGGTATTTTAGATTTAACTAATATTTCTGCAAAAATCTAGTAATTTATATAAATACATCTCGATTTAAGAGCCATACAGTAGGGGTAAATGTTATCTGTGGTATGATTGTACCCCTAATATGTGTAGTTTCTGTTCTTGGCTGTTAAACCAGATGGAAAGGCTCTTTCATCTCCGTTTCTATTTTTAGCCATTGTGTAATAATCCGAATAACAAGAATAATGCACTTTTCCAAACCTATCTAATTCAGCAAGCTCTTCTGAAACATCTTCAAACCTTTCTTCTTCTGGTTCTGTTTTTTTTGCCTTTAGCTCTTTATGCAGTTCTTTTAAATCGGTGTAGGTATTTCTAATTTTATTAAATTTCATTTAGCCCTCGCTTTTTTTAACATCCTAAAACATAAGTTTCTGTTAAAATTATACCTATTTAACAAGTATTTATGCAAGGCTTTCATATCAGTTTTTGCCCTTATGCAAAGCTGATAACCATAATAGAACCTTTGTACATCCCTTTGCGAGTAAGCATCTCCTATACATTGGAAAACAGTTGTGTAACCTTTAATTAAACTCATCATTTTTACCCCCTAAAATCTAAATATTGTTTTGCTTGGTCTTTTGTAAACTGACCCTCGCCTATTGCCCTTTCAACATCGCTTGGATACCTTTGTGCATAACCCTTGATAAAACTTGAGTCCTTTTTGTTTTGTATCGCATCTTTAAACATATTTAGCCTATTGATGTAAGGGTCAGCAGGGCTGTTATCTTGTTTCTTGGGTTGCTCATCTAAATACTTTTTAGCCGATAACCAGAAAGCAGGTTGTTTAGCAAATTGCTTATCCTCTATGGAATTATAATATTTTTTATACATTTTTGCTAGTTTTTCTGGTTGTTCTAGCCATTCTTTTTCAATTTTAAGGTAGTTCTTTTCAGCTATGCCCTTACTCACCTTATTGGGTATACTTTCCCAAAACTTTAAAAAATAAGAACTATAACTTACTTTAGTAAGTTTATTGGTATTAGGTTTAGGTATAGGTATAGGTATGGGGGTTTCGTCTAGGGGGGTGTTTAGGTTATGGTTTAGGTTATGGTCTAGGTTATGTTTAGGTTTATGGCTAGGTTTTTTTGGTCTACCACCTAGCTTACCATTTTCCTTAGATGTTTCTATTCTGTGAGTGATATAAAGGTACTCTTGTAGCTGTTTTTCATTCTGATAATGACTGCCAATTAAAACAAAAAACTGCTCTAATATGTTTAAACAGCTTTGTTTCTCGCTATCAGTTATACAATTACCAATCCTGTAATAAGTATTTTCGTTATTTAGTATCCCAGAGCATCTTTTGTTCCAGTTCCAACAAAGTAACCTAATATATATCCCTATTTCCTCATTTGTGAGGTGCTGAGTACCTGCAATAAAAGCATCTGTAAAAAGATACCAAGCATTTAATTTTTCTTTTGGTTTTGAATTTTCTTCGATAAACATAACTAACTCCAAATCATTTGTTTATATTGTTATAGACCCCTCTAGGAAAAACCTAAAGGGATTTTTTGGTTTAATACCCCCATACTTCCTTTCTGGCATTTAAAACAGTTTCCTCTTTCCATATCCAATTATCTGGATTAGGAATTAGAGCCATTTTGACATCATCTTTTGAATTAACATTTTTTAAAAAATTACCCATGACTTTCACAATATGTTTGCAAATATTTAAGTGGTGGTCATATGTGGCTAATTCTAGCTGTGTAAATTCAGCAGGTTTTGTCTTAGTAGGTGTTTTTAAATACCATAGCATTTGTCGTGCATTTGTAGCCCTGTGATAGATGGACTGTTGCATAGCATGACTAGTGCTTATTTGCATAGGGTTAGTCTTAGAAGTCTTTAAATCAATAAAGAAGTCCTCTTTAGTGTTTTTATCTTCAAAATGAAAGTCTGTATAACCAACAAAAGGTATATCTTCTATAGATACCTCTACTTTCTTTTGATAGCCTAACATTTTCCATTGAAAAGCACGTTCTTTGAACTCACTAGCACCAAGTTCCAACAAAGGTATTAAATTATCCCTTTCATCTTCTACTTTTGGGTCAGTAATCCTAGAACAATTATCATCAAACTCAGCTATCATTTTTTCACTAGCTTCATCGAATGACATACCATTTAAAATCATATTTAAGCCAGATTCTACAGCACTTC